TCGTTTAGGATTCTTTGGTCATTGTATTTATAGACTGCAATTATTGCTGTCGGATCTGCAGAGTATCCAAAGTCTAATCCTATTCCAATCAATCGCGCCTCTTCAGGTATTTTATCAATCGTCTTGTAGTTTGTAAATACCGCACCTTGTAATTGACCTACCTTGCCCTCTCCGTAAACAGTCCACCAATTGCGCCAATATGCGCTTGTCTTTGCTTTTAAGCGGTTCTTTTCTATTTGTTGGATGATACCCTCATCAAGTCCCTCATTGTCCTTGTATGTTAATATTATAAAATCGGCATCGTCTTCCCCTTTGAGTTCTCTATGAACCCAAAACTCATTGGCTGGGTTAAAGTCAAGGTAAACGCTTCGCTTTGTTCTTATGCTAAGTTCGTTGTAAGCTTCAAAAGTTACATTGTTACACTCGTTGATGTATAAAATATCTCTCCTCGCTCCTCTGAGTTTGCTTGAATCATCGGCGCTAAAGAACTCGATAAAACTTCCGTTCGCAAATTCGTACTTTAGATAGCTTTTGTTAAAACGATCCTCTTGGAATCGATTTGTCCATTTCATAATTTTCAAGAAATCTCGAAGGGCACCGCGCCTAAGATGCGGTATTGATTCAGCAACAACGCTTATTTCTAATCCGCTTTTTTTTGCTGCCTTATCTATGAGGCAAGGTAAAATACCAAACGTTTTTCCAGCGGATGTACCGCCCTGTATTATTTTGATTCGCTTTTTGAGAGCGAGTATTTTATTTATTGCTGTCGTCCTCTGTAACATCAGGGAATAAAGGTTGCTCTATGTTTGTTTGCTCGATTTGTTGCAATGGCGCACCGTATGCGCTATCCATTAATTTTTGATAGGCTTGGGTATCTCCTTCCCTTGCTTTTTTAATTAGAGCTAAAGTCATTAAGTCCTCTTGGCTCATATCTTCCAATTCGCTTGTTAAAGGATTCTTGAGATTCTGCTCAACGCATAGCCATTTCTTTGCTATGGAGCTTCGGTTCTTGCTTCCAACAGGTCTGCCCTTTGGGTTTCCGCTTTGCCCTTTCTTGTATGGGATTAAATTATCTTCGTTAGCCATTAGTGGTCTTTTCTTTTAATTGCTCGCTCCATTGCTTTTTGCTGCAAGCGTTCTACTTCTTCTTTATATGGGTAGCAATGTTTCATTTGTTCAAGGCTGTAATACACTATGCTTGCCCTATATGGATTGTCATCCGTCTTTATAATAGGCATTACTCCATGTATTTCCGTTTGACCATCAAATATTGCGAGGAATCCATCGTCTTGGCTTAAGGCAAAACCGTACTCAGGAAATACAAGCTCCCCTCCAGCAATTCCATGCCGTAAAATTAAAACATTGCTCAAGTTGCCTTTGAAATTACCTGTATCCCTATGGTATTTTATAGCATGGTTTACATTGATGTTAGCAGTTAAGAATGGAGACTCTCTTTGGATCCTGTAATCTGCCTCAACGCTCTCATCAATTAGCTTTGTATCTCTTTCTAAATTATCAGGCAAATGCTGCTTGTAAATATCTAAAAGTTTTTTGCTAAACTTAAAAATTCTTAGGTTGTTTTCTTTCTCTTGTTTCGTCTTTGCGCTAAATCTGCAAAAATCATTGCGCCTTGCTATTCTCGGCAAGCTTCCAAATACGCTGCTTTGAGTTGGTAATCCTCTTGTTCTGCTGCTTCTATTAAGCTTTGTTGTTAATGATGCCTGTCTAATGCCTGTCAGCTCCTTAGAATTGATTTTAATATATAACCCTACCGCCTTTCCATCCTTATAAAAAAGGCAGTCTTCGCTAATTACCTCAGAGTAATCGGATTTGCTTGGCGTTTTCTTTAGCAGCTCATCGCATTTTTTTATTTGTATTAAATCAACCTTTCTCAACTTCCATAATTTTTAAAATTACTTGACTAAAATCCTCTACGCCTAAATCAGTTACCTTCTTTTCAAACCAAGCTACAACCTTTTCGTATAAATCAGAATCGTAAACTAAATACAAACGTTTAATTTCAGCATTTAAAAAGTTTTCAAGCTCCTCGTCAGGATTCATTCCAGCGTATTCATTTACGTTTGACATATCATCTCCCATAAAAGGCATAGACAAACCCATCCCCTCTAACTCATCCATGTCAAAATCATTCGCCAAAGCATCCCAATCCCATTCTCCTGAACTAAGATTGTCCTTTACTATAAATTCTCTTTGTTGTTCCTCTGTTAATGAACTTGCTTTGATTATGTAAACTTCTTTCAATCCAGCCTCTTTGCATGCTCTTAATCTTTGGTTGCCTCCGAGTACAATGTTATCGTCATTTACTATGATAGATCGCAGCTGAAGCATCCACGGAGATTCCTTGATTGACTTAACTAATTTTTTAAATTGAAAGTCTTTTATAACTCTTGGGTTGTTTGGGTTATTCTTTACCTGAGATATTTTTACCTTTTCTATTTGCATTATTCGTAAGTTTCAAAAACCGTCTTCATNTTGTTATGTATTTCCCTTAGACAGCTTGCGCAGTTTGTTGCGTTTGTTTTTACTCTAAAGATTCGGCTGTATATTTTTATCATTTTATCTCTTTCGCTTGGTCGGTAGGTTGTTGCATCTTTAGCAAACCATTCCTTTAGCCAATTGTATTCGTCTTCCAGTAGGCAATCAGGCTTCTTTGTGGTTCTAAATAACTCGTTGAGCTTTTCCTTGCGTTTATCACACCCGCAGTCCTCGCCTAAAATAAACTTAGCCACCTTTGCGGCTCCTGTTTTTTCCAATACTTCCTCTACTATGTCGCCAACTCCTTTGGCTGGTTGCTTTCTTGGTTTCCGTTTTCCTGTTGTTTTACTCATGTCTTTTTTTTTAAATGCATAATAATGATTCCATTACATCTATTTCCTTTTGCGTTTGCGTATCCGCTTTAAGGTTGCCTATAAGCTTGCTTTTCAATCTTGCAATTTCTTGCTTGATATACTTGGTTCTATATATTGGCGTGTTCTCTTCTTCCTTTTGGACTATGTATCCGTGTTCCTTTAGGAATTTAATGCTTTCCTCTATCTTTGCTTTTTGTACTCGGTAGTGTTCAAATATTTGATTATCTATACTCATCGTTGTTCAATTTATTATATATTTCTTTTTCTGATTTACTTAGGTTTGCGTAATGATATAACGGACTGGAAAGCATTTCGCTCTCCGTATAATATGCCTCGTCTTTTTTGCCTATTGCCATTGTTTTAAAGTATATCCACTTCCTCCCCTTTTCCATTTTTACCTTCATAACTATTTTTTGTTCTTTTGGTTTACAAAATCTTGGTATTGTTCGTTTAGCTTTTGCCTTATCTTAGCCTTGCATCTTTTTAAAGTATAGAATATCGTCTTTGTGCTGATGTTAGAACCCTCGGCAATTGCTCTCATGCTTATTGCATCCTCTCGGTGTTTATCCTGGATCCCTGTATAGACTCTAAAGACTCCATTATCAAAATATTGCCAAGTGTTCATTTCCTTTATAATTTCAGCTTCTAAATAATCGCTATCGTTTGGCTGGTAGTAATCGTATTCTACAGCAATTGGATTGTCCTCTATGTCTATTTTATGCACCTTTTGTTTTTCTTGCTGATAATTTAAGAATAAATTTTTAAGAATTGTATAAAGGTATCCCATGTTTAGCTCGCCATTCTTGATTGCTATCTCTTCCTTTCCGTATTTTATTAGCTTGATATAGAACTCTTGNACAATATCTTCAGCGTAAAAATGCTCGCCCAAGTCGTGAATGATTCGAATAAAATCATNTTGCTTTTCTTGAACTTTTACAATCCACTCCATTGTTTAGAATCTAATCAAANGTAGTGATNATTTTTTAAATTCCATAAATCCCATAAACCCCACCTTTTTTCCCATAAATATTTATATCATAAAAAAAGCCGTTCTGGAAAACGGCTCTTAAATAATCAACAAAGTTAACATGCGCATGCAAACATTTAGGGTCTTCCTATTGGTTTACACATATGTCGCGACCATAATTGCATGTTACATCAAAGATAACATTTTTTTTAAAACTAAAAAGCCGAACATTTCTGCTCGGCTAATTACTAACATTTAAAACCCTTGTTAAAAAGGGATATCATCTGCCTCCTTACTTTCGCATGAAGCTTCCTCTGTTTGCGCTCGGTTAAATCTCCAAGCTTCCAAAGTATTAAAATATTTCACTTCGCCTTTTGGAGAAGTCCATTCTCTGCCCCTAATGTTTATATCAACATCAACTGCATCGCCTACCTCGTAGTCATCCAGCAAACCACATTTATCTTGCGTTAGCTGCAATGAAACCAATTGCGGATACTTATCCTCCGTTTCAATTACAAAGTCTCTCTTTGCAAATTTTTGACTAATCTGTT